TCTCAATATTTTCAGTCCAATCCCACAAACCCTCCGGATGATTGACATTAGGGGGGAAATCCTTAAACAGACACCAATCTCCTGTCTCATCCACCGCAATACAGAGTCTTGGCTTCCTGTCGGCAACACGTTTTCTTATACCTGTGCCGCGCTGTCCACCTCTCCAAGATGCTGGTGCATTACCAGTGTATCTATACCACTTTCCAACTTCAAAGGTATTCATCTGGTATGTACTCCTTGTGAAAATACTGCTTACCGCGAATCTGTCCAAATTCATTCTTTGTATTGATTGTCCGGATGTCACCACGCTCATTAAGCTCCGGCATCATGGTTTCCAATTTCTTCTCTGCACTGTTGGGAAAATTCAACCTCTTAACCCAGTTGTCGTAGTTAGCCATGGTGTCATCATATGCCAGTTTATATTCTTCCTCAATGCGAAGTCTCTTCAGTTTGTCTTCTTCCGTATCAAAGTACAAGGCAACCTCATGTCTGCTTGCACCTCTGTTCGGGTATTTCTCATTCAATTCCTTAACTACCGCTATGATATTTTCATATGTTAATTCCACATTCCCTCCTACTCTCCGTATGTTACCACACGTATGATTCTACCATCAGTGTCATGCACCATTACAGGGGTTGGAATCACATGTAATGTCACATCTTTCATATTGTCTCCTCATAATGAGTATTAGGTATAATGCTCATCATATACATTCCCAATTATCTTAAAATTGCCTTCAAGTTCGTCCGTAGCCAGCATGGTAACTGCGCCTACCTGCACTATGTCATTCTCATACGCCCACTTACCGGTGATGTCTTCTATGTACAAGCATTTATCAGTTCCAAGATATTGGTACCCCGGGTCATTTCCCGGACCGATATCAGAGTATGTGTACCACATGGTAATCGATTTGCTGATGTAGGAACGATATACGTGGCGTACCTTACACCCCTCACTCACTTCAGGCAGAGCATACCCCTTCCAATAGAGGACACCCCTATAGTCCTCCGCCAATTCCTCAAACTCAGTCGTCATGGCAGCTATCAGTGTCTGCAGGCTGCTCTTCTTTATCTTCAATTTCCTAGCCAAGTCATATACCGTCATCGGTGTCCGCTGGAGAGTATCAATGATGATTGCCACCGTCTCATTTGTCAGGAGCTTCTCTTTGCTCCTATCTGTAAACATCTGCACCATCAATTGATACTCTTCTTCAGAGAAGAGCAGTCTCCTCCCCTCGGCCACTTCCCCAATCTTACCCATGTTGTGTTCTTTGTGGAGTCGGTATAGCGTCCTTTGCTTCCTGTTCAGTAATTTACTCAGTTGCTCAATCGTATACTGCAAAGTCACACCCCTTATCGTACTGTCACTACACTTACATCATTCTCTTTTCGTATCTCCAACAGCCTGCAATTATCAGAGCTGAAGCCCGGAATATGAGAGGTAATCAATACCTGTACCCCCAAGTCCTTTCCAATCTCATACAGGAATTCCTGTACAAGCGGAATACGCAAGGCACTTACTCCGGTGAACGGCTCATCAAGAATCAGAATCTTCGGTTTCTTGCCGATTGTCATCAAGGCTATTCTTAAGGCAAACGCAATGATTTCAGCCATGCCGCCGGAGTTGTCCAACGGGTCAAGCTCATTCTCACCTTTGATGAGTGTAGGGTATACACTGGTCTGTCCACGCTCTGACACAAACTTCAAGTCAAAGTAGTGGATGTCCTCCGGATATACCGTCTGAAGAGCCTTTGTGACAAGACTGTTCAAATGTACCCTAATCTTCTCCTGTGTCTCTTTAGCAGTGTCCTGCACAAGGGTGCTTGCTGCGTCTATGCTGAGACTTAGAGACCTAAGTGAGGCAATATCACTACTGAGCTTTTCGCGTTGACTGGTGAGCATATTTTGCATGCCTAGGAGCCTGTTGTATTTGGCTACCGTTGCCCGTACCTGTTCCATGATTTATACTCCTGCAAAGAATGCATCAAGCTGTGCGTTCAGTGCGTTCACTTCTTCCAGTGCTTTTGTGTATTGTGCGTATAGCTTGTCGCGATGGGCTTCCAACTCCTCGATTGTCTTTGTACCATATCGGGAATTGGCTTGTTCAAGCAGTGCTTCACGTCTTGCCCTAATCCTCTGGTTCTCAGCTTCCCGTTCCTCAAGCTTTTGCTTGTAATCCATCAACTTTCTTACTGCGATATCATGTTCCATATTATTTACCGTCCTTTAAATCACTGTATAATTGCATGAGCAGATTCTTCACCTGCGCATCCTCAACCTTGCTTGTCTTCTCCAGCAATAATGAAAGGAAATCATAGGTCTCCTTGTCACTGCTCTTAGCCAATTCCAGATATGCCATCATGGTATCCCGTGCAAGCATTGATGCTTCCTTGAGCTCCAGATGTTTTCTAGATACTACATCCGGTGAAATTGGGATGTCTTGTACGGTTATTTTCCCGTTTTCCAATATCACCAGTTTCGGCTGGTAGTCTATCTGGTCGGCATCCATTCTCATGAGTGAGCCGGGATTAACCAACGTTCTTCCTTCAAAATGCTTTATGAAGTGTTGGTGATTGTCCCCACTGAGAATGATGTCATACTCCGGGTACTCAATCAACAAGTCAATAGCGTTCACACCAGCATCAAACGGAAGCTTCTTATCCCATACAAACTGATGAGTCATTGCAATCATCTTACGTCCGAAGTACGGCTTACGGTGTTCAATCGGTTCCCCGAAATTGAATGGATGCACCTCATAATCATCATCGAGAATGAATGGTTGTTCACTATGCATCCCAGTGATTGCAGACAACGCACCATAAGCTGTCTCGTTCACGTAAGACATTGAACGGTAACTGATATCATGATTTCCTGCAATTGTCTTCGTGTTCCTCATCCTATCGACCATGGAGTTGTACATCTTTAGGTATGATTGTGGTTTTCCGGTATCAAAGATATCACCGGCTGCAAGCACTTTTCCATCAGGCCCAATCTGTGCATGTATCCAATCAATCTTTCCCATCAGCGTCTCAAAATAGTTGTCGAGCCGGCATATCGGATTGTCTGTCTTAGTATGCCAATCAGCTGTCAATGCAGTCTTCATGCTCACCTCCAAATGTGTTTCCGCACAATGGACACGTTGCCGGCTTTATCTTCTCATACTCATCATACAGTACCTTGTACTTCATTTCACCTGCCTCCAATGCAGTATCAGCTTCCTCAATCTTTGAAATCAATACCTGCGCTTCACGATATGCATCGATGGCGTCATTCACATCGTTCATGTTGATGTCTCTACTTGTCAGTGGTGCCATTTTACACAACTCATTGCTGTTTATGTCTTTCACCAGCAGATTGACGGCTTCCACTTCCATTCCTGCAGCAACCATCCTATCTCGTGCGTCCTGCAACTGCTTGATAGTGATATGCGTAGGTTCAGGCAGCACTTCCAACGATACAAGCGTGTCATACAGGTTGGTAACCTCATCAAGAGTTTTCTTCCCTGTCTGTGCTGCGGTATACAAATCAGTAACTGAAAGTAGGTCAACATTTGGACTAGGTTTCAACTGAAGCGAGGCCAATGTATCGAGCAGGTCTTTTGTGTTGAGATAATCGATGTTCAACGCATCAACAATTTTCTCCTTCTGCTCCAATTCCACAACCAATTTACCGGCATCTTCCATAAACGAATACTTGCCAATCTCAGCGTCAAGCTCTTCCAGTTTCTCTTCTGCTGTCTTGATTGACTTGCTGTTTTCCAGCTTCATTCTCCGTACTGCAGCAAATGCCTTGTCTATGTCTTCCAAATTTGTTAGCTTGTTGAGTCTTCTAGCCATTTCCGGAGGAGACTCATTCAGCATAAAGAGTGAGGAATGCTGCAACTCAACATTGGTATCATCAAGAGTCAACACGGCCTTCACCGGGTCCGGTACATTCACACCAAAACCACTGAGAGACTCACCATCAAGTACATACTCGTTCACCTTGCCGTTTCGTGACCTTCTTCGTGTAACCACATGTCCGTTATAAACGACAGTAGCCTCACACACATCAGAATCGCTGAATCCCCAATTGATGAACGAAGCACCGGATGGCTTGTTTGTCAATACCCAAAGTAAGGCCCTGCGCATGGCACTCTTTCCACAAGCATTATCACCTTTTACAAAGTTGATTCCATTATCAAATGTAATGTCCGTATCAAGATGTGATTGAAACCCCTTGATAATCAGTCTTTCCAACATATACTATTCCTTTGTCTGCTGAATGAAGTCCACGAATTCATCAATGAATGCCATTATGTATGATTTGTCATCAGCCATTCTCAGTGCGTTCTGCTCACCTGTAAGTCTTCTATACAGGTAGTAGTTCTTCTTGCGTACCACCCAATCAAGCAACTTAGCCGTTTCCTTGACTGCTTCCGGAGACATATCCTCATATGTTTTCTCCTGCAGCAAACCAACCAGAAGCAGCACGAACGATTCAATGTACTTTCTTCTGTAAAACTTTGAGAACGCATGAAAATCCCCTCCCAAGAACATGGTTACTCTTGCAAATTGGTCGTTTTCATACATTGTGTCCTCATCTTTAAGTGTCTCAATCTGAAACATCATTTCCTGTCTGGTTGGAAACAAGCCACTCATTACGGCTTGCAATACTCCAAGCAATTCCTTATCCTGTATTCTTTTATTATCCATTCAACGCCTCATGTATCGCTGTAAACATTTCATCCAGCATCATAGCTGGGTAGTAATTTCTGTTCTTGCTGTCAAATAAGCCTTCTGCGGCTACTGCATGCTTGGTTTCTTTCAGTATGATGCACGTAACGAAACACAGCATGTCACTGGCACTCCCTACCAACAAGTCATTCACTTCAGGGGAGTACAGGATGTAGGTAAGGTACTCTTCCACTTCCTGCTTGGGCCTTGGCTTTGTTCTTCCAACCTCTTTCCTGCCGGACCAAAACACTATAGACACATTTCCATCTTTGTCCTCATGTGCTTCAGCATAGTTTTTCTTCTCTATATATTGAGACATGTGGTAGGATAAATACTTATCCAACGACTTCAACAATTTTTCCATCCTACTTCTCCTTGAAGTAATGCCTGAAAAATGCTTCCATATCCAGTATCACTATCGGCTTTTCCAACTTGCTGCTGTTGTGGACGATAAGCCAATCATCCCCTTCTTTTGTATTGTCCATTGCTTGCTTGATTGTTGCAGCCAATGAGAATGACTCGGTGTTCTTGCATTCAATACTGAAAGGAAATGCTTCCCTAGCCTTCCCTCTCAGTACCACATCTACACCGTTGAGACCCATTTCTCTTGAACGTATCTCAAAGTCATCCCCACTTCCCCAAGGAATGCCTGTAAACTTGCTTATCATTTCACAGGTAAGCTTCTGGAGTCTTGCCCCCTTGTTCTTGGCACTCCTTGGTTTAATAGGCTTCAACTTCTGGTTCAGATACTTGAGAATTCGTTCTGCATCTTTCTTACTGATGGGAACACCATCCACCACCTGCTGAAAGAGAGAACGAATCTCTTTCTCCTTGTCTCTGCTAATCAAAGTTCCTGACCGACACGGGTTTTGTATCTTTGACATTATCAAAGAATATACGCTGACCATCAAGGAAGACAACAAGCAATCCATCTACCGGCTTATCTTCTATTGTTTCTCTGGAGACGCAATAGTATTTCACTTCACTGAAAGCTCCTTGGCCCTGTATTTCAATCGTCATACTTTACTCCTTTACCATTCCCACTGCTGTCCGGGTACCACATCTGCAGCTTTATTCTTAGCAGCTTCTTCAAGACGTTCCCACTTGTCAATGGTACGCTTTCGCAATTCCTTCACCAGCTTGTTCTCATAGATGTACTTTGCAAGTGCAGCACCACCTTTGAACTCTTGACCATCCCACTCAATCACAGACCTCTTTGAAGCCTGCCCCTGCGGTGTCTTCAGCTGGTATAAATAATCTATGCAGGCTCCAACATCGTCAACACCTTTAGTGAAGTAGACATCAAACTGACACTCCCTGTTGGGCCTAGGGCACTTATTCTTCATGAGCTTGGCTTTTACTCCCGCACCAATATCGAGAGTCTCTCCTTCCACAGTAACTTGGATAGGCTTTTGCTTAGTCAACATGATACGAGTATTGTAATAATGTTCTGCCGCTTTCCCTCCACCAACTGTGAATTGTGCCCCCATACCGGACACATTATATCTGACTTGAGAAATTATCACACCAATCGCATGCTTCTCTGCCAGCAATCCGGTAACCTGTGGGAAGAATCTTGATGATAAATACTTTTGCTTAGCCATATCATATGAACCGCGCTTGGCATCCTTACCTGCATCCATCTTCTCCAAGTCTTCCTCAACAGCACCAATGTCACCCTCAGTCTTCAATGGGTCCAGTGAATCAAGAATATACATACCCATTTCCCCGGGTTTCAAACTATTCAAGAATTTCGACATGTTCAAATGATACTGCTCAATGGAACTAGAGTTAATAATGTGGTCTGCATAATCAGAAAGTCCGTAGATTGCCTCCACATCAAACGTAGAGCCATGTTCAGCATCATCATATACCCATCTGAATGAAACTCCCTTCGACTTCCAATAGTACACATTGGCTGCAATCATCTGCCAACAAATACTAGTTTTCGATGAGGATGTATCTCCGGTAATATTAACAAATTTACCGCCAGCGTACCCCATTCCAAGACCACCTCCAACCACCTCATCCAACAGGGTTACCCCTGTTGGATAGTAGGGAGCGTTCGGGTCGATGTCGTAAAACTCTTTCAAAACCTTCTGCTCTTCTTTTTTCACTTAATACTCCTTACAGCGATGCGAGGTTCTTGCTTGCCTTCGCACATTTGCTATACTGCTTGGGATTCTCATCCACACAGCGTGAGCAAATCTCTGCATCGGTTTCGTAATCAAGACCAAGCTTCAAGCCAAAACTGCATTTCTCACCGCTCAGCTCCGGATTCTCCTTCTGGGCAGCTACAGTCTTCAAGGGCTGTTCAACTGCAGGAGGCGCTACCGGCTTGTCAAGTGCGGGTGCTACTGCACCGTCGGGAACATCAACTTCCTGATTGGGTTCGACACCGTAGAGCACTGCAGCAACCTCATCGTATGTCTGGATGTTCAAGAAGTCAGCCAGATTGTACGCCTTGTCCACAATGTCATTCTTGTACTGAATGGTACGGGGCTTAAGTGTAAACTTGGTGGGCTTCACAAACTCATAAGAAGCAGCGCCTGTACTGAACGTTTCGGTTGTTGCCGGAATGGAAATACCGAAGCCATTGGTCGGAGACTGGAAGTAAATATGCTCAGTCTCGATAATGCTCTTGGTCTTCCAATCAGATACCGTAATCTTGAAGGTATCGGTGTCCTTGGCATATCCGGAGTTTTCGTCCAGCTCATCCTGCCTGTTCACCTTTGCACCGGCCAGAATACCGTCACGCACGATGTACGCGGAACCGGTAAACACTTGGATGCCCTTGTCACGATTCTTCCAGTCAATCACGTTCATGATGACACGAGACTTGGGCTGCAAATCCTTTACCTTCTGATTCTTCCAACCGCCTTCAAGCGTGTTGGCAAGCTTCTTCATTTCCTCACACACCGGGCAAGGCTTGCCGTACATCCTGTTCAGACATATTACATTGTCACCGTTCTCATTGATGTTCTTATGTTCCCAATACATGAAGATGTCATCATACTCTGTTCCGTCACCGGGCACCTTTCCTGCCTTCACCAACGGATGCTTTTCACCCCTGATTCTGAACGGGATGATGTCGATGACGTTCGTCACGTCAGCGGTCAGTTTGTAGACCGGCACATCTTCGGGGAAGTTCAATGCGAAGTTTCTGCTTCCAGAATTGAAACCGGAGTTTCCCTCGTAGCTCTCTGCGTAATACTGTTGGACTGTTTTCATTTTTTGCTCCTATCTTTGCCCTTTTCTTTGCTTATAACTTACTACGTAAATATTTTTTGCTTTATCGGGCTTTTTACTGATTCAAATCTTTGTGGATAATCTTGATGAGGTCCATGCGCTGGGACATTGCATTGTAGTAGTTGCTACAGAAGTTGTACCAATACACTGCCTCAATCTCAATCTTCTCGGCCATATCCACATCGGGGTCGGTTTCTACCAACGCCTTTACACTGGCCTCTGTCTTTTTCTCGTTTGCATCACCCCTTGCACCGGAGCGATATTCCAATTCAACCTGTGCCCTTACCTTCTTCACTTGGCGTTCAGCAAGCAATTTAAGCTTTCCTGCCTGTGCCCAAATGAATCCATAGTGCATGGTAAGCTGTCCCTGCTTGTCAACTTCTGCGTTGAAGTTATCCCGATTAATCGTACCATCGTCCTGATTGAATGCTACATTTTCAAATACGGTCTTGAGAGTGTCAAGACTCAACAATTCCATTTCCATTCTACTCCTCCATACATATTAATACTATATCACATTTTTTGAGTTTTGTCAAGCCCAAAATCCTGCATTGCCAAAGAAATTGCAGACTCCAATCTGGATTCTTCCTTGAACCTTGCATCATCTGCCTCGGTTATCCAACTCCTACCCATCAACGCCACGAATTCTTCCCTGCTGTGAGTCTTCTCATATTCGTGCTGCATTGTCTGCTGCACCATCCTATCAATTACCCGGGATGAATGCAGTCTCTTGTGGCATTCCCAACAAAGCGTTATGACAAACCCGTACTTGTCAGACAACTTCTTGTATTTCCTGCCGTGAAACACGTGATGGGTCGTTAATGTGACATCATCTCGTTGGCTTCGCCCACACATTGCACATTTCTTTCGTCTCCTGCGCTTGTTGGACTTTGCCTGAGTACGTGCTCCCACCTACTATCCTTCTTCCTTAAGGGTAGGCGTGTTGTGACTGCCAAACCCAGACGGGAAACCACGGGTATTGAACTTTCGCTTGTACATTGCTGCTCTCTTCTGCCTTCGGTTATAGCCTGAATGTTCAAACGTCTCCTTGCGGCTGAAGCCGTTGCTCCAGATTTCCTTCTCGTACGGATGGGCAGTAAGAAACGGATAGCTGTCATGTGTGTCCGGATACTTACCCATATACTTAGCCGTCAACTTCTCGTCCTCCTGTTCCTCTTCTGTCAAATAAATTGTCCCAAATGCTTTAATCATACTTTCTCCTTCTTTGCTTATTATACTATAGCATATTTTTCAACTTTTGTCAAGGGGGTGATTCAACTTATACAAATCCAATGCCAACTCTGCACTGGATAGAATATTCTGTCCCATGATACATCCGGCAACCACTATAGCCAGCCCTACCCAATGCAACCACGTCATACTGAATAAATACATGACTGACATTCCCAAGACAATGATTGTCTGCGAGATACACATCTTCCAAGTCCTGCTCATACTGCCTCCTTCTTTTCAAAATACTTTACCCCGTGCCTATCAATTGCAGCCACAGGCTTAACATCTGCCCAACTCCCATTTACTCCCGATACCTCACACTCTACCAAGAAATCAAATCCTTTCAAGAACGGGTATAAAGTATCCAGCATACCCATGAACTCAACCACATATTCGTAAATCTTAGGTATGTCATCTTCGTATGCACTGAGTACGTAGCTGTCGTGAACCTCGGCACAGGACAACGACCTAAGACCATTATCCGCCATGCGTTTATTTACAAAATTCACCAGCTGTAACAATACATGGCTTCCACTACCTTGCGGACCATAGTCAAGTATGTTCCTTTCATTAAGGTCTGGTGCAGTATATAAGAATCCAGTCATTGTAGCAAAATAGCCATACTTAACATAGAAATCCCATACTCTACTCTTCCATACCCCATACTCCTTAAAACGCATATTCCAGAAACTCCAGTACACTTTCTTGATGTGTTCAACAAACAAATCGTATGTGCCTACGCCGTTAGCCGCAAGGTGCTCCTTCTCTTCCTTCTTCATGAATTTCCACTGGTTTCTTGCTAAGGCATTTATTCCAGAGCCGTACATGTTTCCAAATGTAAACTTCTTGGTCCTGTTTCTCAAATCCTTTGAAACCTCACTGGGGTCAATCATATAGATTTCAGCAGCAATGTCCCTATGCATGTCAGTACTCGGGTCATCCAGATAAAACTTCAATGTACCTTCAGTACTCGGATTATTCACGTCATGCACCATCCACGTGTGAGCACCGGCAGTATAAACCTCAAGTGACTTGAAGTCCATATTTAGCATCACCATCCCCTCATGTGCCTTCAGTACGTTAAGAACATACCGAGACTCCACAGAATGTTTACTCACCTGCTGAATATTTATTGAGGATGACGAAGTACGATACGATGTCACACCTGTCAAGCTGAATAAAGTGCGTATCTTACCATCATCGTTCATCTCATTCTCGTACGATGCCAAGAAAGCATTCCGAAGCTTATCCAACACCTTATATTCAAGAAGTTTCTTTGCAAACTCAGATTCCATGTCTTCAAGTGCCTCCTTGTCAGTAGAAGGCAATCCACTCTTGGTGAATTTGGTAGGCTGCAAGCCAAGCATCTCAAAAAAGAACTCCTGCAACTGCTTCGGGCTGTTGAGATTTATATCATTATCTGGGTACTTTTCCCTCCAGAGTTTGTACTCATTGCAAGTATACATATCGTCTTTCAGCCCATCCATTCTCTCCTTGATTTCATCCTTGTTTGCACGTAGTGCATCGATGTCAATCACAAACCCGTTCATCTCCATTTCAGCAAGAGTGATGGTACTCTCCATGAATAGGTTCATGCCTTGCATGAGATGTGGCAAATCAATAGCAGCCATGAGCTGTTTCTGTCTGTGATACAGTGCAAGAGTGAGGGAGGCATCCTCAGCAACGTACTGAAGAAGCAAATCCCAAACCTTCCTGTTCTCATCCCGTCTGTAAGGATTCAGATAAGACAGCCAGTTGATGGCATTGGTGTTCTTACGCTTGGTAGGCTTTATAGGACCGAGAAGCTTCTTCGTCACCTTCTCATACCCGGCATCACCAAACTGCAGATATCCCTGCATCTTCAAACCAACCACACCATCCCGCATATCAATGATATGTGCCGCAATCATGGTATCCCAATACAGCGGAAATATATCAAAACCAAGCTTGACTTTCGTCCATACATACTCAAACTTTGCATTGTGCGCAATCTTTTTGACATTCGGATTGGTCATCAACGTCTTGTACGCTTCCATGAACTCCGGAGAGTTGTTGAAGAAAGGCATTGCATAAGAATATGTACCATCAGCGATACCAACCATCTTGATTGCATGTTCCCTGTTGTACGGCTTGATTCCCGTAGTCTCATAGTCAAATGCAATGATTTTCTTGGTGTTCAGTTCCTTAAGGGCGTTTACACATTCTCCGACAGTATTGAGCACAACATGTGCCGAGTGCCTGTTGTACCTATTCTTCTGCTTCTCAATGTGCTTGTCTGGATTGGCCTTTATATTGGCTGCCAGCTTAATGCCATCCTCAATGAAACGCATATGCCGTGACGGGATTACCGACACAACCTTCTGCCGCTTCATGTTCTGGTTCTCACCGCTTGCCACATCATGCGGGTTGAACATGGGAATGACTACCGGACAGACCTTCTCCCCATTGTAATCAAAAGCATACTCTGAATCAGGAATGTGATTTCCAACCCACTTCGTGTACTCCTTGTCATGCTTGAACGCATTGTTGGTTGGTACTTGTGGAGGAAGACTGAACTGATGTCCCTTCCACCCATAGGTAGCATTTCTGCCCATGAGAAAAACCACCCAAGGCTTTTTCTGCTGCACGGTACTGTACAGTCTTGAACGACAGCAATCAAATACCGGTTTCTTCGGTATCTGACCGCCCATGTTGCACCGTACCGCTGATGTCACCCAACAGTCACGATTGATGTCCACACCGAATCTCTCCAGATACTTTGCCGTACTGGTGAACTGCTGGGACGCCATGTAGCAGCCCATGTCAATATCTCCCTTGGTGGCGTGGGAGAGAACGATGAGAATTCCTAATTTTCCTTCACCTTGCACTGGAAGCATGTTCATATTATCAAATGCTGGACAATTCTGGCACTGGGAACTACCTGCAATAGTGGGATTTTCTTGCAGGTACTGTGCCAAGTCTGGAGCCTTTGCTTCCGTTTCTTGCTTGTTAAATGTATATGTCACTTTATCTCCTATAGCAACTACTATAGCATATTTTTGCTAGAATGTCAAGAGGGTTGCGAGCTCTGTCTCAGAATACTTCTCAAGCAGCCTCTCCTGTGCCATTTTCATCACCTTTCGTATTGCAGGCTGAGCATGCGGGTCAAGTCTCATCTTGAAAATGTGTACCCACTCCCAAAGTGTTGCGGTGACAGCCATGGTGGATTCAATATCAGAGCCTATGGATGTTCTGGCTATCTCGGGTTTAAATCCAAGCTCAATCCACTTATGGTAATTTTCAATCTCGGCAAACTTGCACTCGTACCAGTGAAGCATTGCGTCATTGCCTGCCTCTACCACTTCATCCGGAATGATATAGGGGAAACCATACTTCTCAAAGTTTATGTACCTTTGGCTCATCACCGAATGTGTTGCAAGACGGTGTGTCCTCAACTGCATTGCCGATGCCCTATCCAGCGTAATAATCATCGTCTCCTTCAGCATCCACATACTGTCCTCAACCGACATCGGGATGACTTGGTCACCGACAAACCTCACAAACTCATCGGTTTCATGTGTAGGCTCTTCCCCATACCTCTGGCCAAACCGCTCATGTTTCAGCAGTGAGGAGAACAATTCAGGCAACTCCTTGATGAAGTAATATGCAAAGTATACATACCCCTGTGTAAACAACTCAAGCCAAGCATCCACTCCCGCAGCCCACACAACAGTATCCTCATGATAGACATAAGTGAACTGACTTAAGAGCTGCTGTGGTATTGACACTGAGAGGTATGCAGAATACCCTTGGCTCAACTGAACATACAGCTGTGAATGGCCCAGCACAGACCAATGTCCCCTGTCAATAATCATCTTTACAAATTTCCCGGCACTTCCTTCGCGTATCCTTTCCTCAGACCTGTAGCAGATTCTCCCTGCTCTCTCAATCCTCTCCAACAACGGCAAGTCGGTAATCAATTCCACCGACGGTTCAACAATCCTCAATTCTCCATCCATACTGTAATCCTCCATTACTGAGTACACCATAGCATATTTTTGCACTTTTGTCAAGTGGGCTTGACAATGTCATAGCGAGTATGTTATGTTGTTTCAAAGTGGCTTGACAAAAGTCGTATTTTATGATACGCTGAGTACAAGGCTACAGGAGCAAGGAGACAGTATGAACGATAACATTCAACTAAGAGACACCAGAATGGCGTACTTTTGTTGGCAGCAGATTGATGCAATGCGCATCCTCTATGAGAAACACAGTGGTGCAGAGTCACAGAAGCTGGTGAGCCTCTATGTCGCACTCACCATGAAATCATTCAGGGAGTACGGGGCGGACTTCAACACTACATCACAGGATATAATCGATTACACCCACCTAAGCAAGGACTGGGTGCCATCCGGTCTGCGCATGCTGCAGGAAGACGGTTTGATTTCCATGGATGACGTGCGCAATAAGGATGGTAAATTCTCAGGCAAAAGGATATCGCTTTTGACTGTTGATGGGGCGGCAGCAGGGCCTCGACCCGATACCGGGTTCTTGGGTGTCGGCTTACCTTATATATATAATAATGTAGAATCTTACGATTCTACTATTATAAAAAAGAAAAGAACAGAATCTAAAGATTCTGTAAGCGAGGTGGAACCTCGCAAGTCAAAAGTTTATCATATTGACAGACTAGCATGGGAATCTGTTAAAGACATATTACTCTATGCATCTGAAAAGAAATTATTCAGTAATCGGCTACCAGAGGACGACGGGTCCGACGCGCCGATTGCCACCACCAGAACCATATTTGATGCTGTTACAAACATTTACAGGATTCAAGAGGGTACTTTTCTAGAAACCTATGGGCTGGAAAGCAAGAAACTGAACCCAAACAATTACAGGGAGCAGATTTATTATGCCTTGGATGAGTTTGAAAAGATGAAAAATGACGTAAGCATCTGGCCTGCTGACAAGTCAACACTGCCTAAAGCCATCAGTAGTTGGTTTATAAATCCAACTACTGGGTACTCTTGGTTCATCAGGTGTCTGGACGATGGTGCAGTACCAACCAGAGAGACAATGATGGAGAAGTCGGTGAGTGATGAGTACGAGGACCAATACCTCGATATGTTCTTGGAGTGGTGGAGGGAAAGAAAACTTGTATTGAATGATATGCAGCAGCTTTCGTTGAAGGTCAAGATAAGCAATTTGATTAAGGAACACAAGATAATTTGGAAGGAGTATGGTCAGTACTATGCTGAGATAGACAACTGGGCGGTTCATTTCGGTGGGGAGAATCCAAGACTATTCCTCAAGAAGTATGCGCAGTATTTGAGGGAGATGGGAGGTGAGCCGGCAATTGGGAAGGTTGCTCCAGTTGGATATACCTTTGATGCGTTCAAGACTTGGATAAGAAATGAGTACAAGTTCAACCTGTGCATGAAGGAAGACGATTATGCTGACTTGAAGTCTAAGGCTGAGAGGAAGAAGCAGCCCATAAAGGCTAGGCCGGCTACAGAAGCAGAAATTGCAGACATGCTGGATATGACGAAAGGTGTACGAGGGAAAGGAACATTATGAAAAAAGAACGATATCTGACATTCTTGAAGCTTGACGGTTACGACAGGAAGACATACGTATTTGATGTGTATAATGAAGGCATGTGTCTTGGACAGGTGAAATGGTTTTGTAGGTGGCGGAAGTACACATTCTTCCCCTTGGAGAACACGACATATGACGCAAAATGTCTAGGAGAAATTACAAGATTCATGGACGGACTGATGGAGGACAGGAAGCGTGGGAAGACCAAAAAATCCACCAAAGAAGAAGTATAAGCACGGTGAGATACAGGATATGGTTGCCGCCTATCTCATGACTGCAGGAAGAATACGTATTGTGTGTAAGGAAGCCAAGAGCAAGCATCGTGAAGTGCCTGACATCTATGCAGTTGATAGGCGTGGCACCTATATGGTCGAGGTAAAAGTAAGCCACAAGGATTTCTTGGCTGATGCTAGGAAGCCATTCAGGAAGAGGCCGAAGGAGGGGGTAGGGAAGTGGAGATACTACGCTTGTCCTGAAGGAATCATTCTGCCCGAAGAGGTTCCCCCTAAGTGGGGGCTCATCTATGTGTACGAGGACGGCAGGGTAGGGATTGTCAAGGGCAAGAAATTCCCTTCCGAGAAAGATGAAAGCCGATACACCTTCCAGCAGAACTATGAACTTGAATACTGGATGTTATATGCCTTGGTGAGGAAAGCGGTATCATGGGGAATCGGAAGTGATGGTTTCTGGAAGTATAACAAGGATGACTTTGTGGATAAGGACGAGTACTATGCCATGGGTGAAACACCACCATCCGAAGAAGAGGAAACGGAAGAGGATGAAGAGGAGCTAGACGATGAGTGAGCACAAGGAACTGATGTCTTGGCATTTGTTGACCCCAAGCTATAATAGGTATGACGCATTTGGAAAGCATGTGAATTATGTTATGATTTATAGTCAAAAACGTAACAAATATTATCTTAAGATAACCGACAAGCAGGGAAACCAAATAGGTCCGGAGTATGAATTTAACACAATACATGAGGCAGCCGCTGCAGCAAATGCGGATAATGACGAGGAGTAGGAATGTACGACACGAAAGTAATAAACAAATTCATCTATGTGAAGCCGAAAGGCGTAGATGCAAAACATACAAAGGAGCTTAAGGAAAAGCTGGAGCAGGCAGGAGGTGTATATCAAAGCCAGACACAGGATTATCAGTTCCCGTTCGATTGGGAAACCATTGAGAAGCTTCATAAGTTTGCAGCAGTAAACAAGTATGTCTATATGGACAAGTCATACCCGGACATTACCTTGAATAGGGATAGGGTGCCTCATATCCGTGACTATCAGGTCGCACCTCTTGAGTACATCTTGTCCAGACGTGGTAGAATATTGTTGGCCGACGATGTCGGTCTCGGTAAAACCATCACCTCTGCAAGTTACTTCCTCTACACCAAGATAAACTATCCATTGCTGATAGTGTGTACGGCAAGTACCAAGCTGCAGTGGGAGAGGGAATTCAAGCGGTTTGACTTGAGCAACAAGAAAGTTGTCGTTTGTGAGGGGCTTGCATCTGTTCATAAGCACGATGCCGATGTGGTAATCATCAATTACGACTTATTCAGTTTCCATGTATACAAGGAGAAGAACCGATACATGGTGTCTGATGCCTTGGATGATTTGAAAAGCATGAAGTTTCAAGGAGTAATTCTTGACGAGTGCCAGAGGATGAAGTCTCCGGATACACTGTGGAACAACGGAATACGGTTTGTAATTGACGAGGTACCAAACGTACTGGCATTGTCTGCAACTCCCATAGAGAACAAACCGATTGAGTTCTTCAATATACTCAACATATTGAGACCTGATATTTGGCATAACTACAGGCATTTTGCCGAGAGGTACTGCAATGGGCACATGGCTAAGCGGTACATACGATATGGGAAGACACGAAAGACACAGGAATATTTTGATGTAAGCGGGTCATCAAACCTACCGGAACTGTATGAGTTGTTGAAGAAGCACGTAATGTTCAGAAGGGTAAACCAAGGCACCATTGCAGGACTGCCGAAAGTAGCTCCTCCTATTGTACTGCCTTTGAGAATGTCTCCTGCACAGCTGAAAGAATATGAGGCGATTCTGAATGATGAAGCGGAAACGACTACAAGGAAAGGAGGCACCACCACTGCAGGCAATACTCTGACACGGACCAACAGGTTGAAGGAGTTTGCTGCGGTTGCAAAACTGGAATATGTGAAAACCTTTCTTAAGGACTTCATTGCCAATGGGGATGACAAGATTGTAGTGTTCACCGAGCATCACATCACCATTGACACATTGTATGAGGAGTTCAAGAAATACAGTGTAAAGTTTGACGGAAGAACCTCCAGCAAGAAGAAGGATGATGCAAAGGAAAAATTCATAAAGGACAAGGATGTCAAGATATTCTTCGGTCAGGTGGCTTCCGCTGGCGAGGGGTTGGACGGATTGCAGACAGTGTGCAACAAGATTATGTATGTCGAGCTGCCGTACAAGCCCACTACGATACGCCAATGCAACGGTAGGGTTGAGAGGGTTGGTTCTCCATTTGAGTATGTGGTGGTCTATTTCCCTATACTGCTTGATACTGTTGAGGAAAGGATAATCGATATTCTGGTGGACAAGCAGACCAACATTCTCACGGTATTGGACGGTGATATGAATGATGAAAGCATCACAAGGCAAGTTCGTGAAGTTTTGAAGGAAAAAGGACTTGACATTTCTTTATAAATATGGTATGGTACAAACATGAGGAGATTACAAGACACTATGGGACTTTCTGAACATCAGAAGAAAGAAAAAGAATTGCAAGAGGAACGTGAGCGGATTGAGCGTGAGTACGGGTACTTGGAAGACGAGTATGAAGAGCTGTATATTGAAGAACAAAAGGTGAGGTTTTAGATGGAAGAAGACATTGAGGTTGATTTGCTGGTGACATTCAGTATCTGGCTGCAAAACTTCTTTTGCATCACCGTACCTGTTGTTGGCGCATTGCTTGCGGGTTGGCAGGGGTTCTTCGTCTGTATCGGGATAAGCCTGTTTGTGTTTTTCTTGGTATCCGGTCTACTGGGGGCGTTTGATGCTTGATTACCTTTCACTATTTGAGGACTACGGCATTGACTATGCTACTGAAGGTCCAAACGTAGGAAACAACTACATAGGAGTCATGTGTCCGTGGTGTGGTGATACTTCATACCACGGCGGTGTTCCAAAGAACGGTCAGCACAAATTTACTTGCTGGAGATGCGGTGGTCATTCGCTGGAGGCCACCCTGTCAAGAATGACTGGGCTGAAGGACATCCCATCAATTTTGAGTAAGTATGATGATGGTGCTTCGATATTCAATACAGAACAAAGGGTGTTGGTGCATCCGGAGAGAAAGGTAGTAGTCCCGGGAGGTGACTTGGAATGGTATCATAGGAAGTACTTGGAGGAGAGGCGTTACGACCCGGAGTATCTCATAAGAGAATATAAGGTGAGGGGGACCGCACCGACAAGTGAGCAAGGCACAAGAGTATATTTTCCCATCTATTATGGTGGTGAGGTCGTTTCCTACCAAGGAAGGTCAATACGTGACGATGCTTACTTACGATACCTAACCGCCTCACCGGATGAAGAGAAGGTATTTCACAAAGCCATCCTTTTCAATCTGGATAACTGCAGGAGTGAAACGATTGTAATGGTGGAGGGAATATTTGATGCCTTGCGATTGGGGAAGTATGATGTATGTGCCACTTTCGGTACCAGCTTCATGCCGGAGCAGCTGCTGCTGTTCAAGCCGTACAAGCGTATCTTCATGTTATATGACAGTGAAATACCTGCACAGGAAAAAGCAAAGAAGGCTGCGGCTATGATTACAAACATCACCGGTGGTGAAGTATACAACGTGAATTTAGGCTCCGGCGACCCGGATGATTTGTCCGACGATGATGCAAAGCAACTGATGAATGACTTGAGAAGGAAGGTTTATTAGATATGATTGACGTAAAGGTTGAAAAACTGGATACGAAGAGGGAAGAGAGGGTGCTGCTTGCCATGGTGGTGTCCTCTGAATTCATGGGGAGGGTGCTGAATACGCTTGACACGACATTGTTCTCAAGCAAGGCATCCAAGACAGTGGCAAAATGGTGCAAGGAATACTACCTGAAGTACAGTGAGGCTCCGGGCAACAACCTCAACACAATATTTGAATACAGTGAGCTGGAGCTCAGCGATACCGATAGACAATATATAGGCGGCTTGTTGGAGAAGATTGGGGAGTTGAGCGCTTCAGTTGCAAACGAGTCATTCAATGTGGAGTATCAGGTAGACCAAGCATTCATCTACTTCAAGAGCAGGAAACTTGACAAGCTCATCGGAAAGATTCAGAACGATTTGCTGTCCGGTAAAGTGGACTCAGCAGAGGACCAAGTCATCCAATATATGAAGCTGGATAAGGAGGAAGGTACAGGACTTGACTTGTTTCGTGATACAGACCAGCTGAGTATCATGGGGCTTAATGAGAGCAGCGTGTTGTTTCATCCCCCCGGAGCATTCGGTGAGATGACGGGTCCTGTAAGGCGTGGTGACTTCTTCATGTTCCAAGCACAAGCCAAGGCAGGTAAGACGATGCTGCTGCAGCAGATGGGCGTGTGGGCTGCATTGGGAGCACATTTGAACGTGCTGCATGTATCCTTGGAAATGCTGAGAGAGCAGGTGAAGGATAGGTACTATTGTGCATTTACGGGAAAGCCAATCAGCTATTACAAGGGAAACAAGACAATCATGATGCCATACTTCACCGATGAGGGAGGCATTGAGTACCGGGAGTACCAACCTGAGTTGTTGACCCCGGAAGACATTGTGAACAAGTCGTATGACTTGAGGATGCAGTCGAAAGGCGGTAGAATCATAGTGGAGGCTAGGCCGCAAAATAGTTTCTCTGTACGTGACTTGAAAATGCTTCTGGATAGGTACGAGGAGAAGCAAGGAATCATCTTTGATGTGGTGATACTTGACTACGCTGATTTGCTCTTAGCGGAAAACACCAGATTGGAGGAGCGGCACAAGCTGAATGAGATATTCAAGTCATTGCGTGGATTGTCACAAGAAAGGGGTTGTGCAATCATAACGGTGTCACAGAGCAACAGGGAGAGCTTCAAGAAGGGCAGTTCAGCTACTACCATTTCAGAGGATATCAGAAAGCTTGCAACCGTAACTGCGGCGTTTGCAATGAATTATACGGATGATGAGAAACAAGCCAGATATTGGAGGTTGTCTCCAATCGTAATGAGAAACCAGCAATTCAATGAGCGGGATACGGTAATCTGCCTGAACTGCTTGGACATCAGCAGGATGGTCATAGACAGCAGGTGGATTGATGATACTACAGTTAAAAAAGGAGAATGATTAAATGGCAAATAAGAAAACAAATACAAGCGTGAAGAAAGCAACAGGTACCTCACCGGCAAAGAGAGGAAGACCTCCAAAGGCAAAGGAAGAGGAGCTTGTGAAGGAGACAACTGAAATGCTCAAAAATGAGCCTACAATCAATGAAGAAGAGGTAGGGGATGAAGTGACACCAGTTGTTGTAGAAGATGCAGCAGAGACGCAGGAAACATCAAATGAGGAGCAGTTAGAGAGTGGTGTGGCTGTGCTTAGTTTTGAGGATATGAGAAAACGTCTGAAACTGCCTGTCCTACCCAGTCCTGCAAAAGATGCCTTGGTGAAGATTGCAGTGGTTACCGGTATGGAAAAGCAGGAGAAGCAAGACCTGCAGTTATTGATGATGTTTGCCGAGTGGCGCGATAATGCGTACAGTAATGAGAAGAAGTATTATGCGGTGATGAACGGTCCCAATGCTCCTTATGTCAAGGAGTATGCACGAGGCAGAGGTAAGGATTTCCAACCCGTGCATATCATGTGGCAACATGGTGCAAAAGCCAGACAAATGGCTTATGGGCATTTAGTGAGTCAATTGGATAAGAACTCAGTACTGATTATCCTGTACGGGCGTCCTGATGCAAACCTGTTGTACTTGAAAGGTATTGCAAGCAGGAAGGGCATACCGGTGATTTACATAAGCAACAAGGAACTGAACCATGGAATATGAAGAACTGTATGAGGAGGATGAAGATGTATTTGGTATTGATGATTTTGAAATTGAAGACGAGGAAGATGAAGACTTTCTTCCAGCGCCGGATACTTCGGATGAACAAGATGCCTTTCTAGAGGATGTACAGGAGGTGGACAGTTTATCCGCTTGGTATGAACAATGCATAAGAACTGGCGAGTTCTAGAAAAGAAAAGCCCCGGGAGTTAATCCCGGGGTTGTTTTTATATGTAGAACGATGCTATCGTAAGTCCCACCGATACGGCAACTATCGGCAACAGTATCTTTGTCACTGTCTTATAGAACGTCAGTTGTCGTTCCATACTTTTGAAGGAACTCTTCAAGTTGCTTAAATCCGATGTCAAGTTTGACTGATTGGTTGTCAAGTCCTCTTTCGATGTCTCCAAGCTTGTCGATGTCTCCTTCAGCTGACTCAAGTCTTGTTCTAAGCTCTCCAAGCGAGTTTCTTGACTCCTTGATATCTCGCTGGCTTGACCCAATGATATCTCTAAGTTTGTCATTCTCGACTCTAAGTTCTCCAGAGGTTGCTTCCATAGAGTTGAGGTTTCTTGTAAGCTGCTGTATGTTGTACTCAAGCTTATCAACAAGGCTTTCGTATTCTGCCAGTCGTTTACCAAGGGAGTCAATATTTGACTTAGCTCGTTGGTCTCCTCTATAGTCATAGAAGAAATAGGCTGCAATGCCGCCAAGGAAAGCAGCAATATAACCACCATATTTCTTAAGCCAATTCCAAATCTTTTTCCACACATTGTATCTCCTTTTAGACCGTATCTATACGTCATTGCAGGTTGTATGTATACGTTCAATTCACCGGTGATGTTGTATTGCATGTTCACTCCTTGTCAGTCTCTTCTTCAATAGCTTCCGTAGCGTCTTCCTGTACTTCCGGCTCTTCACCGTTCAATTTCTTCAAAGTTTCCAAATCCCACATAACCTTCTCCTTGAGTTTCTCAAACTCCTT